AAATATAATAAATATCCAAGTAGAATGTTGAGGTCAAAACACAAATATCATAAAAGAATAAATAAAAAGTTTAATAACTGCAATTTATGCAGAGAGGAAATATGACAAAAACACTAGAAGAACGAAAAGCTGAGGCATTGAAAGCCTGGTACGAGGCCAGAATGGAGCAACTCGCAAAGAAGTACGAGGTGAATCTTGATGTTTATGACGTATTCCTGATGGATATGTACAAACAGTGCCTCGCTCCAAAGCGTGAGAGTAAAGAACTCAATCCATTTATATTCGACGAGAGCCTTCCAACTTGTGTGATATTCGACCTTGATGGAACTTTATCATGTATGGGTGACCGATCTCCCTACAATGGCGAACAATGCGAAGTTGATACTCCAAACGAGTCAATTATTGAACTATTGAAAATGACTCAATATTACGACAGTAATCCAAATATACAAACAATCATATTTTCTGGAAGAAACAGTGAAGCTATTAGTCAGACAATGGATTGGTTGATAGAGAATGAAGTAGACTTCGATGAACTACACATGAGAAATCCTGGAGATCAGCGAAAAGACTCAGTGGTAAAAAGAGAAATGTTCGACGAGTTTATCAAAGATAAATACAACGTTTTGTTTGTTGTTGATGATAGAGATCAAGTCGTAGAGATGTGGCGATCAATGGGTCTAACCTGTCTCCAAGTAAATTACGGCGACTTCTAAACTCGACTAGACAATCAGTGCTTATACCCGATATACTGAGAGTACACCAAACTCTATAAAGAACGGTGGGAGAATTATGTTAAACACTTACGCAGTATTTTCAAATCACGCAAAAGAGCGTCTCAAAGAATGTCAGTTATCAATGGCGAAAGCTAATTGGTTGATGTACTCAGGAGAAGAAGAAAAAATACCCAAAGACCTCAGACCTTCAAAAGAAAAGTACAACGATCGAGCTATATATGTCAGAAATGGAACGTATATCTTCACGCTCATACCCACAGTAGAAAAATACACTCAAGACGATATCCACCTCATAGTATCAGTACACGATCAAAGGATGGGATTATGAGACTAATTGTCAGCAAGCAGTTCACTAAATCAGTGTGGACGTACAAAATAGCTATAGTTAAAGGAAGCGATCAAAATGCTCTCAGATGAAATAAAGGATAGAAGTTATGGCTAAAGCGATTAAATTACTACGAGAGATATTTCTAGTATTTATAGATCCAGCAGAGTATTGGAGAGTTCCAGAGATAGGAGAATATGGCAAAAACTAATCCCGAGTTAAACATTCTAGAGAAGCTGGCAGTAAATGACTTAGAATCGATGTTCAATGTGTATAAGATTCCGTTTGTAGTAAATCAACGCATTAGAACTTTATTAGTAGATAAAATGGGTGAAGAATGGGTGGATAAATATACAGTTCAAGATCAGAAAGTAAAATAATGGCAAAGAAAATAGGCAGACCAACTAAGTACACTAAGAAGCTAGGAGATAGAATATGTGCGATGCTATCTACTGGCAAGTCTATGCGTACGGTTGAAAAAGAAGAATGGTCTCCGTCGGGGGTCACAATGTTTGCATGGTTAAGGAAACACGATGAGTTTCTTAAGCAATACACGCGTGCTAAGGAAGAATCAGCAGATGCACTCATCGAAGAAATGGTTGATATAGCCGACGATGGTACTAATGATTACATGACAATTACTAAGGGTGATAGAACCTACAATGTTGAGGATCGTGAGGTTACAAATCGATCAAGACTCAGAATAGATACTCGTAAGTGGGTTTCTAGTAAGCTCAAGCCAAAGAAATACGGCGACAAAGTTGACATAACCTCTGATGGAAAAGCGATCAAAGGTAACACTATCGTCTTTGAGGATTTCAGAGATGAAGCAAAGCGTAAGTAAGGTATATAAACCACTCTTTCAAGAAAACACAAGATACTTCGTTCTTATGGGAGGACGTGGAGCTGGCCGTTCAACCGTTGCTTCTCAGTTGGCCAACACACTACTCGTTTCAGACCAATACTTCAGATGTGCAATCATGCGTTATGTTCTTGGTGATATTCGAAACTCTATCTTCAGAGAAATAAAAGACAGAGCCGAAGAAAACGGCGTCATAAACTCTCTTTCAATCAATGAGTCACTAATGAGTATCAAATATGGTGACAACTCTATCAACGCTGTAGGTTTCAAGAAATCTTCTAGCGATCAGAAATCAAAACTCAAGTCCCTCGCAAACTATAACTACGTCATCATTGAAGAAGCCGACGAAATCCCTGAAGAAGACTTCATCCAGTTGGACGACTCACTTCGTACCCTCAAGGGTGACATCAAGATCATTCTATTACTGAACCCTCCTCCAAAGACTCACTGGATCATAGAGAAATGGTTTGACCTAGAGGAAGCAAAAGATCAGCATGGTAGCAAAATACAAGACTTTCACATTCCAAAACTAAAACCTCAATACGAAAAAGACACGACATTCATCTACGCTAACTATAAAGACAATGAAAAGAACCTAGCACGACAAAGTATCATCAACTACGAGAACTACAAATACTCTAAACCAAAGCATTATTACAATATGGTTGTTGGTTTAGTTCCAGAGACGGCCACAGGCAAGATATACTCTGGATGGAAGCTGATTGACTCAGTACCTCAAGAAGCACGACTCGAAAAATATGGATTAGACTTCGGATACACAAACGATCCTACTGCAATCGACGCAATCTATAAATGGAATAATTCATACGTCATCGATGAGGTGTGGCATCAAAAAAACATGAGCAATAAGCAGATCGCCGATGTTCTATTGAGTTTAGAAGACGCCCTAGTCATAGCCGACTCCTCAGAACCAAAGAGTATCGACGAGATTGCTAGTTATGGAGTCAAGATAGTTGGTAGTGTCAAAGGTCAGGGATCAGTCAATCAAGGGATTCAGTTCGTTCAGGATCAGCAGATATTCATTACTCGAAGAAGCGTGAATACATACAAGGAGTATCAAAACTATGTTTGGTTAGTTGATAAAGACGGAAACGTCCTCAATGTGCCAGTGGACTTGTGGAATCACCACATGGACGATATAAGGTATGCTATAGCTAGTAATGAAAAGAAAGTAACCTGGAAACCAAACGATCCAGGTGGCGTCAAACCTCATATTTCTGGTACGCTAGCTTGACCTTGCAATTACGTGCTTTTATCTGTAAGAATGGAGACTATGAACGAGTCATCAAAATATCAAGTCAGTCCAGAAATGGATATGCTTCTCAACAACAAGGAAGATGGTTATAACTACCGTCAACGTAGACACGCAGAGTGGAATGATAATTACGCCCTATATAGGGATAAAGTTCAAGTCAATAGATTAGTTCAAAGACAATCAGTTCACGTCCCCCTAATGAAACAAACAGTTCGTACCCTTCTCAAAGATGTGGACGATATGCCTGTTCTTTACTTCGAAAACCTAGACAACGACAAGCAAGCTGAGGTATTCCAAAATGAATACTGGAAGTGGACGGTCGAAGCTAATAATATGGATCTTCAAGATATCGTGGACAAAAAGCAAGTCTTCCTGTTCGGTCGTTCATTCGACCAGTGGCAGATTGCCGATGGTATGGTCAAAATGACCATCCAAGACCCTATGGATATTCGGGTATCACGCTACACTGACCCTACAGACCTGCATTCCTCAAGGTTCTTAATTCACGATCACATCTTCATTCCACTAGCAACACTCGAGGCAGATGATAGATTAGACGCTAGCGCAATCAAAAGACTCAAGACATGGTATGCAACCGAGCAAGGTCTCATCAAGGTCGCTTCAAATCAAAAGAACCTCACTGAAAGAAATCAAAAGATGGCCGACATGGGTGTCGATGACATCAATACGCCAGTCCTGGGTGAAACATACGTCGAAGTCTCACTACATTTTGTCTACAGAGAGAATGAAAAAGGAAAAGACGGTAAAGAACTCGATGAACAGTTGTTCCTCTACATGGAAGCTGACGACCGAGAAATCCTACTCAAAACACCACTCGAAGAATATATCGGTACTACTTCAGACAACTTCTGGCGCTACCACTTCCCATACGAATCATGGGCTGATGATATTGAACGTCAAGACTTCTGGTCTGATGGTGTCGCTGATATCGTTAGAACTCCAAATCAAGTACTAGACTCCTGGTTCTCTCAATTAGTCGAAAATAGAACACTCCGTAACTTCGGTATGCACTACTACGACTCTACAATCGAAGGTTTCGCTCCAAGTTCATTCAACCCTGTACCGTGGGGATGGTATGGAATGCCAGGTGATCCAAACAAGATCGTCAAAAAGGTTGATATTCCAGAGCTGTCAGAGTCACTTGATGAAATGCAATTCGTTATTGGTATGACTGAGAAGGCTACTGGCGCAACTGCAACTCAGCAAGGTAATATTCAAGAGAGAAATGTCACCCTCGGTGAAGTTCAACTCGCTCTAGGTGAAGCAAAAGAACGTGTCAAAGGAATGTCGAAGTTCTACACTCCAGCATGGCACAGACGCGGTCGTATGTTCTTAAAGCTCATCGAAGCTGGTGCTGACCAACTTGATGCAGTAAAGATCTACAAAAAAGGTAGAAATACCGATCAAGTATTCGAAAGAACAATCCAAGCTAAAGACTGGATGACTAAATCTGGATACAAGACAAAAGTATGGTCTCAAGAGGAAAAAGACGCTAACGACGCCAATATAATTCAAAAACTTAATGCCACATTGACTTTGATCCCAGGAAATGCGAAGCTATTAGAGATATATCAACGAAAGCTCTTGGAGTTCTCAGGCCTATCACCTGACGAAATAAACGAAGTCATGGAACAGGAACGAGCAAAACGAGAAGCTATGTTGACTCAACAACAACAACAAGGACAGGACGGAGGTCTACTCGGCCAACCAAACCCAGGTCAACCGCAGTTACAACCCCCTAACCCTGTATAAAACTTATGTCTATGATGAATGAAGTTCTACAAAGAGTAGGACTAAAATACGAAGATCTTACATCAGCAGAGCGAGATACGCTCTCTCAGTGGTCAAACGCTGTTCAAGAGAAGCAACTCACTGTCTCACAAGTTAAAGATCACATCAGATCAATGCGTGGTGCAGTCGAAAGAGAACTAACTGAAGAAAATATCGATCCTGCTACATGGCTGAACATTCTCACACTTATAATTCCTCTCTATGGTCTCATAAAGAAGTGGTATCAAGATAAAAGAACCTATAGTTTGCAAGCACGACTAAAAAACTATATGCTATTAGAAGCATTCTTGGATACTCCAGAAAAAACACGACAAGCTCTGGATCAAGCCGTAGCTGGATTAGTAAGTAATACAAAAAGGAGATAACCATGTCACTAGACAAAAAGGTCACAGAAAAACTAGAAAAGATCTTATCAAAAGAAAATCAAGCTCTTACTGAAGCTGATATTGAGTTCCTCAGAGCAAGAAAATCATACATCGATGAAGAAAACCTCGAAAGATTAGCTAGTGTTCTACCTACTAAAGAAGAAAAGGTTGTAACTACTGCCGATCGTTTGAAGGATATGACTCGACCACAACTCGACCAAATCGCTGATGATCTAGGTCTTAATCCATCAGACTACCAAAACAAAGACGAAATCAAAGTAGCAATCTTAGCATTCGACGGAAAATCCGACGAAGAAGTTGAAACTGAATAATAAAGTAATAAGTTTGTAAACCAAACTCCTTGAAAGGAACGGTTGTATGGCAAATCACACAAAACCAACACCAGAAGAATTAGAAGCTAACGCTATGAAGGCGATTGAGGAAGCAAAAGCTCTCAAAAAAGCCAGCGAAAAGCCAGCAGAAGATCCAGTCGATCCTCCAGAAGACGATCAAGACATTATTGATGAAGATCCATCAGATGATCCAGTCGATGATGACGTTGATGAGGATAAAACTCCCCCAAAGAAATACAAAGAGCCAGATCCAGTCGTTGATGAAGACCTGAAGGATGAACTAGATAAAAAAGACAAGAAACTCAAGGCCTCAAGCCGTGAAGCTCAGATCCTCTACCACAGAAATAAACAAGTTCAGGAAGCGATAGAAAAAGCCTCTCAACTTCCAGCTCCAACCGATGAACAGATGATGTCAGAGTATGAAGATTGGGATGTAATGTCCGACTTCGAGAAGAAAATGGCTCGTGAATCTGAAGCTAATAAGCAAAGAATGCAAGCTATTACTGATGTTTCAAAAGGTTTCAAAGATCTTGAGGAATGGCAGACTAAAATAGATACTTATGTTGATAATCCAGAGGTTTTGATAAGTAACCCAGCTCTCGAAGGCCGTATTGAAGACTTCAAAGACTTCGCTACAAAGCCAACTCGCAGAGGTGTAGACTTTGAGATTCTAGTTTCATCATTCTTATACCAAATCGACACATCAAAGACTCCTAAAAAGAAAAGTAGTATGTTTCCAAAAGGTACTGGTGGACACAATAAACAACCTAAACCAAAGTCAAATAAAATTACGATTGAACAAGGTAGAGCGCTTAGAACAAGCAATTACTCCGAGTACAAGAGACTATTGAATGCTGGACAGATCGAGTCTGACTTTTAGTATTCCTATTGACACTCATCGTTTTCTACCTCTAATATATTAGATAAGCACTTCCAAACCCTTCTCATAGGACGGAACTTTACAAATTACGTCAATGAAAGGGAACAATCATGGCAAGTGCATACGCAACAAAAATCGCCGAAGGATTCAGCAATAGGCTGATGAAAGAGGTTTACGACAAGTCACTCACCGACACAGTCGTCAATAGAGATTACGAAGGTGAAATTAACGAAGTAGGTTCTAAATTAAACATTTTGAACTTTGCTCGTATTTCAGAAAAAGACTACGACGGATCAGACTTGACCGCTGATAGCCTATTCGAGAACAACGCTGTATTGACAATCGATCAATACAAATCTTTCTACTGGAAGGAAAAAACTCTTGATAGATGGTTATCTTACATCGAGAATCCTCACGCTACAGTAGTTCAGCAAAAATCTGATGAACGTAACAAAAACATGGACGAATATGTATTCGGTCAATATGGAGATGTTGGAGCTGGTAATAGAGTAGGTACAGACTATACCGCAGGTACAGTCACAGTAAACGTCACCACTGGTGTCGTAACTGGAGATTCCACTACTTTTACTTCAGCTATGGTGGGTCGTGGCTTCAAAGCTACAGGTCACACAACTTGGTATAGAGTGAAATCTTACTCCAGTGCAACTTCAATCGTTATTGAAGATGACTTGGACGATGTGACTTCAGCCTACACAGGTGGAGTTATCGCTGGCGGTACGACTTACACAATCGAAGCAGTTACGCCTCTGGCTCTAACCACTTCAAACGTGTTGGCTCAAATCGGTCAGATGAAGCTCAAACTGGATCTAGCTGAG